TATAATTCAATGTGTGAAGGTGCTGCAACACCTTTATTCTGTAAATCAAGAAACTTTCCATATTCCATTGCTGTTCCCCAAAAGGCAAGCATACCTTTGTCATATTCCACAACCAAGTAATACTTCTTTGCACCTTTTAATTTTGATGTGTTTTTTGCCTGACCGTGATATTTTAACATGAACTTTTCTTCTTCCATTGCTGAAAATGACTTGATTCTGTTCATTGGAAGTGTAACCGTAGTTTCAGGCTTGATTCTTCTGATCTCAAACACATCACCTTTTACTTCAATTCTGCAAGGGTAATCAGTCGCAAACCCTTCAATTCCTTCATAATGTCCTACTGGTATTCCTGATTCTTTCTTTTTTCCAAACATTTTTTACCTTCCTTTCATTCAGTAACCGTTGTAACGGTTGGTAACGGTTTAAGTATCTGTTATAAATGCAGTATTATCAATAGGGTAACGGTTAGTAACTGTTGATAATTGATTTTCTTATATTTTATGTACTAATTCTAATGTAAAAATAAAAAAGTAAAAATATAGAGTATAGAAAAACAACAGTTACCCGTTACCAACAGTTACCTTTTTGAAAAATCAACCATGATAATATTACCTATGCGTTCAATGATTCTTTTTTAACAGAATATTTTTCTGCTGAAAGCAATGATTCAATCATAGTCTTTACAACATTTTTGTCAGATTCATCAAGGGTGAGATACAAGGAAACCACATCATAAGCATCTGAACCGTGGCATTTCTTGAACAGTTCACGACACTTTTTTAACTGCTGATCTTCTTCTGTTTCCTTCCAACCCATAATATAAGCCGGAGTTGTTTGGAGTGCATCAGCAATTTGTTTTATTTTGGACTGTCGCAATTCTTGAATACCAAGTTCAATCTTGTTTATTGAAGTTTTGCTTTTATATCCAATCTTATGTGCAAGTTCTTCCTGTGACATTTCCAGTGCTTCACGCTTTGCTTTTATCCTTTCACCTATTGTCATTTAATCACCTTCTTCCCGGTTGGTTATGCCTAAAGAATATCATAAAATAGATTGAATATCAACTTTTATCAAATTTTTTATAAAAAAGTGTTGACATTTTATCTACTAAATGTTATTGTTGTGTCAGTAGATAAAACATCTACTTACAGAAACAAAGCAAGTAGGAAGGACACGGGTGAAGCGATAGGGCTACACGCAAGTGACATGGTGGTCAGGCTGCCGGATAGCAGATAGAGCGTGTGAAGAATAAACATGACCCGTCAAAGTAGTTGAAGAAAACAGGAACGGTAGGGCAAGAAAGCACAGTGTACCGCACTATTTGAAGAAAGCGGACAGGCTGAACCAATCGGCACTTTACCCCTAAAACAAGAAACCGTTAAGTGGAAGAATCAACCGCACGAGATGACACAGCACTTTGTTTCATGGGTTCAAAGTGTTCAGACCTGATTGGACTTGTTCACCTAATGGCAACACTAAACAGTACACTTGCCCCGGAAAATTTGAGGAAGAAGGGGAACTTGATGTTTGCGGTCACGGTATGCACTTCTGTCAGACTGCTGCCGACTGCTTCAATTATTACAATTTTGACAGCAGCAACAAGGTTGCAGAAGTTATTGCTTATGGTGAGGTAAGAACAGACGGTGACAAGTCATGCACTGACAAACTGGAAATCGTGCGTGAAATCCCGTGGGATGAAGTGTTGCGAATCGTCAATATTGGAAAGAATTGCACGGGTCGCTGCAACACCGGGGACTGGAACACCGGGGACTGGAACACCGGGGACTGGAACACCGGGAACAGGAACACCGGGGACTGGAACACCGGGAACAGGAACACCGGGGACTGGAACAAATCGTCTTTTAATACTGGTTGTTTTAATACAGAAGAACAGAAGATCAGTTACTTGCAGAAATCAATGAATATTTCATACAGAATTTGAAATTAAGAATAAAAGGCAACTATCAGATATTCCCTTCGTTCATCCGGGGTATTGATTTTGTAGGGTACAGGATTTTCTTGAAAGATACCCTTCTTAGAAAATCCACCTGTCAGGAATTTGAACGGAAAATGACCGCAATCAGGAAGAAGATTGAAAGCGGTCAGGAAATGAACTATTCAGAATGGTGTGCAATCAATTCCTATAAGGGTTGGTTGAAATATTGTGATAGCAGCCGATTGTCTGAAAAATATATTGAACCAATTCAGCCTTATGCTGATAGGTACTATAAAGATCATATCAAGAAAGGTGGTAAAAAGCATGAAAGAGTACGGAAAAGTACGCAGTACAAAGCAGCCTGAACAGAAGGTCATTGATGACTATTCAGTTTGGATTGCAGAGAACATCACCCCGGTCACAGAAGCCGGGACAGATGAACAGCCGGGGTTCACTGGTTATGAATATGACCTGACCCAGTACACTAAGGATGAATACATCAAAATGATTGATGACAGGAACGCATCTTTGGAAGATCAGATGACACAGGCACAGGAAGCCATGTGTGAAATCTATGAAATGATGGCATAAGGAAGGGGTGAGAATATGGCAAACATTTATGCAGCACTTATCATCAAGGGTAAGAAGTCAATCAATGATGTTCCTGACAAGATCAGGGATGAAGTCAAACAGGTGCTTATTGATGAAGGACACCCGGAACTGGCAGAAGGTGGTAACTGATGTTGTTTCAGTTCATCATAAAAATTTTATTCAGAAAGGATGTGGAATCTATGGCAGTGATCTATGCAACCCTTATCATTAAGGGCAAGAAAACCTTTGCTGATGTACCTGAGAAAATCAAGGACAAAGTGAAGGAAGTTCTGATTGACCTTGATTGCCCTGAATTAGCAGAGTAATCAACAGACAAGGAAATTATCACAGGAACAAAAACAACCGCTATATGACCCTTATATGAGGTCACAAGCGGTTGTTTTTATGTTCAGAAAGGACAGAGAAAATGAAACAGACTATTTGCAGTGTATTAGGTGTGATTGGTTCAGCAATCGCATCTTTTTTTGGTGGTTGGGATGCGGGACTTGCAACCCTTCTGATCTTCATGGGTCTTGATTATATTTCAGGACTGATTGTTGCGGGGGTGTTCAAGAACAGTCCCAAGACAGACACAGGTTCACTTGAAAGTAAGGCGGGGTGGAAAGGTCTTTGCAGAAAGTGCATGACCCTGATTTTTGTACTGGTTGCGTACCGCCTTGATCTTGTCATTGGCACAAATTACATCAGGGATGCAGTAATCATTGCGTTCATTGCCAATGAAACAATTTCCCTTGTGGAAAATGCGGGTCTTATGGGTTTACCACTCCCGGCAGTCATCACCAAGGCTATTGATATTTTACAGAAAAAGACAGAAAGTGAGGTAAAAAATGAGTAATTCAAGTTTAGTGTGTTATACAAAGTTATCACCGAACCATTCAGGAAAGCGTACACACAGTATTGATCGTATCACACCGCATTGTGTAGTCGGTCAGTTATCGTGTGAAACAATTTGTGCTTGTTTCCCGGAAGGAAGGGGGGCAAGCTGTAATTATGGTATCGGTTCAGATGGTAGAATTTCCCTTTGTGTTGATGAAGGTAACCGTTCTTGGTGTTCTTCATCCAATGCAAACGATCAGCGGGCGGTTACTATCGAATGTGCATCTGATAAAACTGAACCGTATGCAATGACGGATGCAGTATATGAATCACTGGTGAACCTTTGCACAGACATCTGCAAGCGTAACGGAAAGAAAAAACTTCTTTGGTTTGCTGATAAGGATAAAACACTTGCTTACAATCCGGCATCTGATGAAATGGTCATCACTGTTCATAGATGGTTTACAAACAAGTCTTGTCCGGGTGATTGGTTATATAATCGTTTGGGTGATCTTGCTGCAAGAGTAACTACAAACCTTGGTGGTAGTCAGTCATCTAACAATGATGTTTTATACCGTGTTCAGACTGGTGCATTTTCTGTTAAAGAAAACGCTGATCGTATGCTTGAAAAAGTAAAGGCAGCCGGATTTGACACATACATGATTCAGGTTGATGGAATGTATAAAATTCAGGTCGGGGCATATAGCAAGAAAGAAAATGCTGATGCAATGGCAAACAAGCTGAAAGCAGCCGGGTTTGATACTTTCATTACTACGCATGGGGGTCAGGCGGTGTCAACTACTTCAACACCTACAAGGGAAGTCACCATTGGTAGTGCCGTAAGGTTAAAGAAAGGTGCAAAGACTTATTCAGGTGGTTCACTTGCATCATTCGTGTATGAAAGAAATCATCAGGTAACACAGTTAAGTGGTGACCGTGCTGTCATTTCATACAAAGGTACGGTTGTTGCAGCGGTTCACAAAGATGATCTAATTCTTGTGTAACCGGGTGTTACTAATTTGTTACTAAATAGCGGGATTTTGTGAGATTTGCGGAGATATTCAAAACTGAACTTTTCAGCAAATACGGGCAAAAAGCGGGGTGTTATATCAATGAAATTTATGATATAATGAGCCCTAAAGAAAAACAAGCGGCTGCGCAGCAGACATTTGTTTTGTTTGGGCCATTAACGAATGGACCGTCTGCGTAAGCAGACAGTAGAGCACGTCAGTGCGTGTCCATGAGTG